CAGTAGCCATATCAATTCCTTAACTAACACCAAGTGAACGAGCAATTTGCTCATGTATTAGCAAATGCCTATTTACCCAATCGTAAAAATCATCTTCTTGGTTAAAATCCAAGTCTTGCATGTTAAATGGATTATTTAAATCAAGTAAATTAGCGAATTGCTGGTGCTCTAACTGGTGAATTTGCAGCCAATCGTCCAAGTCCTGTGGATCAGCGTCCATGATCGGATACCTGACAATTTGTTTTCCAGCATCAATCAGTCTTTCAGAAAAAACCTGATGCTGAATGCCGTTTTCAAACAAAAATTCTTTGAGTGACTCAGGCTCTCCAAATATCGGAGTGGCCAGGGTATCCATATTCAAACTCATATTATGGTCTGTATTAAATGGATTCTTTTAACGCAAATAATTCAGACTTCAAAGAATCAACTTCATGCTTCAATTCTTGGATTGCTTTAACAAGCACCGGAATTAAGGTGCCAGCAGAAGCCTCAAGTTTCTCAGGGTTTTCTTCGTAAACAAGATTCGGAACCGTAACGCCAACATCAGACTGAGCTTCCTGCAGTTCCTGTGCGATAAATCCGAACTCTGGAATACCTACTTTTCCACCATCACGCATATTCCAGACGAAGGAAACGGGGCGCAGCTTCTCAATAAGATTCAATCCAGCAGGGATATCAACAATATCTTTTTTGTCTCTGCGATCTGACAGGGCAGTTATCGTAGTTACTTGGCAACGCAATGTTGCAACCGAAGCGTTGCCTAAAGTAATTGCATTGTTTGCCGATGCCGAAGCGCCTTGAGCATTGTTACCAATGAAAGTGTTATTAGAGCCAGTCTCATTCGCATAGCCAGAAGCATAACCAATGGCAGTATTGTATGAGACTGTTGTTAGATAAAGCGATTGATAACCAAATGCTGAGTTACCATCTGTATCACTTGTATAAAGAGATTCTTGACCAAATGCACAGTTAAGTGATCCGGTTTGATTACTAACCAAACAATCCTCTCCAAACGCAGAGTTTCCAATACCACTTAAATTGCCGATTAAACAAGAGTTGCCAAATGCTGAATTATCATATCCGGTACTATTCAATGACATTGCGGTCGAACCAACTGCACAATTATTTGATCCAGAAATGTTGTTTCTTAATGCTTGATAACCTAACGCTATGTTTTGTACGCCTGTAGTGTTCTCAAGAAGAGACTCAAATCCAAATGCAGAATTTCCTCCGTATTGGGCTTTATTAAGAGCCTTATAACCTACTGCGGTAGAATAATTTCCAGTAGTGATTAAAGAAAGAGCACCAGAACCAACCGCCGTATTATAAGTGCCGGAAGTTAATGAAAGAAGAGCTTGATAACCAATTGCTGTATTATCAAAGCCACCAGTATTAGCACCAAGAGAGCTTGTGCCAAACGCAGAATTTCTATTTCCATTCGTGTTGGCATCAAGAGACTGATAACCAAATGCAGAGTTATTTGACCCGGTATTATTTAATATAAGAGCTTGATAACCAAAAGCTGAGTTAAGCGATCCAGTGGTATTTGCGTTAAGTGCAGTTACTCCAACGGCAGTATTTGTCGATACAGCGGAATTACCTTTCCATACTGTTATTCCATTAATAGTTGTACTTGTAACATTTGCATTTGCAATGGAGCCACCAGTAATATTTACATTAGCCAATGATTCAGCGCCATTTGCCATGCCATTGATAGCAACGACAACGGTGCTAAAATTATTGTCAAGTCTGCTAAGAGGAATGCTTGCATTTGCATTTGCAAAGGTATTAGGAATAACTACTGGAAGCGCCATAATTAGAACCTCGCTCTCAATTCGTGTTCGTATTGCAATCCGCTAATCGTAAATGGTGTTGCGGTTGCGGTTATTGTCATACCAAGGTATTTACCATACATTTTTGCATCTGAACGATATAGATAATAACCGGCACCAGGATTAACGTTATTAGTCCATATTACAAAGTTTGAACTATTGTTAATCCAGTTAATATTTGAAAAACTATTATTTACCCACTGCGTAGAGTTTGCAAAAGCAATGGGCGGTGATTGCGATGATTCAGAATCTACATAACCAACCATTATCACTGGAAGATTTCCAAGAGTTGCCTCAATACCAATCTTCAACGCTTGCTTATCGCGGATAGGATCACCCATAGGCATCAATGCCGTTTCTATAAAAACGTCAACGCCTGTTGTTTCATTGTTGTAAAAGCGATAAAGATTTGTTCCAGTTGTTCCGTAAGCGTTTAGTATATTGTCATCAAACGCATTGGTTATAAAAAAACCATTGGTAAGTTGACTAGAGAAAAACCATTTTCTTTCAAAGAATACGGCCTGTATCCATTCATTAGTGCCGTTATTGTCGTATTTAAAATTCCATACGGCACACAAAATATTATTTATTAGGCACTGCCCTCCACTAACATCTGAATTAAAATCAATTAGAGGAAATACCCCGTCAAGAGGATCGCTAATCTTAGTTGTTGTGGAGCCTACCAGGGCATAAACTCCATATTCGTTCATAAACAAAATTGAACGGAAATACGGGAATATAGCGTTCTTTAATTTCGTGCCAATAGAAGCTGATACGTTTGTATTGGTGAATAGGGATACGCCAGTATTGGGATCAATGCGAACGTCAGAAAATACGTTTATTGAATCCTCACCAAATACATATAGGAAGTTGTTGGCAGACAAAATCCTGATAATGTCAGTTCGCAGCGTGGAATCTGTGATAGTTAAAAATCCAGCAGATACATTATAGAAATCATTGAACGTATCGGCTGCAGAGTAAAATACAGTTCTATCATCAGCAATCCATGAGCGACCTGAAAAAGTAGCTACATCAATACCGTTCTGGTCTAGGATCGTGCAAGTTACATTTGCACTTGATCCAGCGCCAGTAATAGTTACTGATGGTGAACTTGTGTAACCTGTTCCGGCCTCAGTAACAACAATCTCAGATACAGCATTAGCAACAACAACAACTTCTCCGATAGCTCGTATTCCATTTGCCTGGTTAGGAGCGCCAAACGTAACTGTAGTATTTGCGTTATATCCAGAGCCGCCATTATTAATCGTTATGGAATTGACGCTACCAATATCATGAAGATTAGTGCCATCCCAAGTTTTATATCCATTGTTAGGATCAATAATTAAAGCGCGTTCATTTTTCCACTGCGTTGCCATAACGCCAGTGTTTGAAAATGTTCCTGCATTAGCAATATTGCCAACAGTTCCAGTATTGATATTTACATACTGTGCTCTACCATTATTTTGAAATGCCAATACATACTCAGTGTTGTTTATATTTACACTGGTCATGTATGTAACAGTATTTGCAAACGCAACATTTGCTAACTGGCTGGAAGCATTTAGAATTTTGATGTTGCCGTAGCCAATCGGCATGGCGTTTTCCATCCAGGAAAATTCGCCATTATCAATAACGGTGCGATTGTTTTTAGTATTTACGCCCTTAAAGTCTTTTACTACAGCGTAATTTTTCTTCTGCTCAACCGCAGCCATTTAATACCCCGCTACATAAGGAGTCGGTAGTCTGCGAGTAAATGTGGAGCTAAGAATATCACGAACATGCGTGTTGTATTCTTGATTGAATATTTCTGCCTCACCATACGATTGCTCTTGATACTTTGCCATGTAAGCAGCAAAAAATGGAATCGCCTCAGTAAATGGCGCGGCAAGCACCTCAACCTCTCCACTACTAACCATTGGATCAACCTCAACTACAGTATCAAATTCCATAACGTAGCTTTGATCGGGAACCGGCCCAATAAAAAGTTTTTTTGGGCCATACATTGAAAATGCAATTGGCCTACCAGTATAGTTTTGCCAGTAACGCAACTGAGCATTAAAATCAGTCCAGGCAAGGTAATACAAAGGAATGCGAGAGTTACCCCAATACAGATTAACGTTAATTACATCAATCGTATTTGATCCTTGAGGCAGTGCAGAAAAACTTATTGTCTCAACGCCTGATGGTGCGGTGTAACTTTGAAGAACACGATTACATCCTGTATCACGTACAAGAGTGTTTCTACCATCGTTAATGTAATCAGTTAATTCAGCATCAGTCCAAAAATTGCCATTAACGTCATGCAATAAACGACGAGTCTGCGTAATGTAACTCGATAAAGTCTGAGACATATTTACTCATTTATCACTGAAACTTTCGCCGCACCCTTTGCATTAAGCAAAGAGGCGGCTACTCGCTCCACCACAGGGGCTGACAAGTGGACTGGCTTGGAAGGCTCTTTTGAAAATGAAAACTTACTAAGCTTTTGCATTGCAGCATCAAACTCATTGCTCATCTTCATCCAGCCAAGCCTAACCAAGTAGGGTTCTTTATTGTCATCGCCATAACCAAAAATATGTTTTGCCACAACCTCAGGCAGTTCAATTTCTTTGCCAGGAATGAAGTCATATTTAACCCCATCAAAGCTGTCAGAAAGCGTATCCTGACTGTTGTTGCGGACATAAACGGTCATAGCGTAACAATATCCCCGTAAACAGCAACATCACAGGTAACAGAATTGGTATTTGCATTCAGCCGCAGATACAACGGCTTGGCAGTCAAAACCGTACTATTACCGGAGGCACTCAAAGTAAGATCAACATAACTCGTCGTTGCCGTTGCACCAGTAGTTACTTGTGCATTAGCAACGGCTGTTCCGGTGCCTCCAGAAGCAGGAAACAAAGCAACGTTAGCGTTAGATGCAGCTCCGCTAAAATTGGACAGGGTTACACGACGAACAATATATTTTGTTGCCGCTTGAGGAACAAGAGTGGCAATATCGCCGGTTGCAGCTAGGCTTACGCCAGTAACTTCCGCCAGCCTAAAATTGCCAAAAGCATCGGGATATAAACATCCTACTGCATTAGCGTCCATTATCCCTCCTTAGGCGTAAGTGCTGCCAGCGGCTTGACCGTCGTTAATATCAAGCAGAGTAACGTTTGCGTTACCGCTGCTATTTTTCACATAAACGTTCACGCCATCGGAAATAATTACGCCACCAGTGTTTGCCGCCATTACAGTGGCATTGGAGCTGCCATTGTTAGCAATAACGGTTACGTTGGCCGAAGGGAACATCACATAAACACCGGCAGGAACCACGGTACCGTTGCCTGAATCCACCGCCGTTACAGTAACGGTTTGGAAGTAAGCGCCAGCAGTATTTGTGGCTGCATTAGCAAGAATGATCTTGTTGGTAGAAAGTGCCATGTTTGTTTCTCCTTACAGGCTCAGAGAGTTATAGCCAGTAACTTTCGTCATGGCTTTAGGCTTCGTGTTGACGAGTTCAGCAATCATCAGCACTGCACCAACATAACCAATCTGGAAGTTCGGCAGGGTGGACTCAAAGCCAGTGAACGCAAACGAAGCCTGCTCATGGATATACATGGACAGATAGTTTGTGTTCAGCAGATAGAGCGTTCCTTCCGGGCAATACGGGTCAGGATAGATCGGCACACCAGCAACCATCAGGGCGCGGAAAGCAGCCTGGGGGCCGTTGGCTTCACCATCAAAACCGGAGCCGGGGGTAATCATATATTGCTCTTGGCCAACGTAGTCTTGAGCCAGCAGCGTCCAAGTTCCGAAACCGCAAACACCAAATGTCGGCACTTCAGCACCATTTTTAACGGTGCCGCTGATATATTGCAGAACATTCTGACGGGTCGGATTAACCGATGCTGCAGCATACTGCTTAGACTTCCACCAGGTATTCGAGGAACGACTAATATTGCCATAGGTTGCCGTGCCAGTACCGTCATCAACCGCAGCAGGCAAGCCAATAAACTGTTGGTTGTTCGTGGTGTTGTTGTAGAGGGCCGTTGCCATCGAATCCATCATCACGTTAGTCGCATCATTCATGCGAGCTTCGATCAGAGGGATGATTGCATAGTCCTGCTGCACAGCACCCTCCATGCCGAGGAACGGCACCGGAGAAACCAGCAGTTTCAGGTTAAATTCAGCGTTATACGCACCCTGTTGAACAGAGGGCTGTGCAAAAGAGCCGGAGTAATCCGACCACTGCGCGTTCACGAATTGCGAACCCTGCACCGGAACTGTCACGCTCGATACACCGCCAGAAGCAGTCTGAGAGTTAGCGATCAGCGCCGCCATCAGGGGCGTAGAGTTGTAGATTTGAACAACCAGCTTCGGGATAAACGCACGGCGAGTGACGTAGGTCAGCTCGTTGTATTGATTAGTACCAGAAGCCGGAAGAATACCGCCGCCAATAGGCATGATTTACCTCCGAAGTTTTAAAAGCCCCTTACAGCCCAATAGGTTTAGGATTCTTGCG